TTTTATAATAAGGAGGGTCTAGATATTTTGGCTCATCATTATACATTTGTGCATATTCAACAAAATCCTTATTGGTAACCTCTGTGCGACCCATTAAAAGCTCTCTGCACTTGCCAATCTTGCCCCTAAGCTTCTTACTGTTATATCTACATCCAATTGAATAAGCACTCTTTTGCTCCTTGCCACCTATCGGACCACTATAAAAGATGCCTGAGAACGTCGTACGATTGAAATAAATTGCTTTGTAAGCACAGGCGACCTCGTCTGTAGACTTGTCTTCACGTAACTTATAAAATTGCTCCAGCGTCGGCTGTTGGTCGATTAAGTGCAAAAGGCTTAGATAAGGAGCAGAAAATACATCCGAAACTACCTTCCAAAAGCAATACATCCAATAGTTCTTATCATTAGCGTAAAGCTTTATCTTAGGATACTTTTGTGCCACTTCAAGTAGAACAGAACCACCTCCAACAAACACATCCGTAAAACTATCCTGCCCAACTAATATGTTATCTATATGCTCCATTAAAACAGGTAATAGCTTATTCTTGGAACCAGGATAACGAAACGGGGTTTTATTCATAAAATTCTTTCCATTATAATAACCAAAGACAGTCTGGAAATCTTTCTAAATCTTTATAATAAACGGCAAGTTTGTTTGCTATCTGCAATTTTTGCAAAACTGGCAAAGCAAATAGCTTATTTTCATGAAGCATTTCAAGAGATACGATTGCACGAACCTCGCCTTCTTTTGTAAGTAAATTCACCTTTACAAAAGCCACATATTGATTAGGACTGGTTTGGTCGAATATTTCTTTATCATAATGTCTCTTTTTACCATCGCCATACTGGAATATCCAGGACTCTCCAAACTTAGATGCTTGTAATGATTCTTGTGTTTTAACATGTAAATTAAACTTTTCATCCTTTAAATCAAAATCCCAAGACTTTTCTTTTGCCTTGTAAATTTTGAAATCAGGATAAGAAATATTCGGATATTTATCTTTTAACGAATAATATACTGCTAATTCACCAAGTTTACCTATTTTTGAATCGGCTTTTCTTTTATCAGCATCCCATTGGTTTCGTTGTGCATACAAACTCGTATCAACTTGCTCGGAAAATTCTGTGCATTTTTTCAGGTCTTCCGGCGTGAAAATTATTTTTTTCATACTTACACCCTCTGTGTAGATATATCTGCCTACACAGAGCGCGATTTAAGAAAAAATGCTGTAAATTAAGTATCTTCATGCATCGTCATTGATAATGAAAATTCATAAATTTTATCCCAATGCGACTTCTCCCATCGCATAAGACCAATATGTGGATTTTTTACAGGCGTTCCAAACCAAAAATCATTATTTTCAGTTCGTATAAAGATAGAATAAATCTTTGTACCATAATAACTTTCATATTCAGGTTTAGAACGCAATAATATGACTCGAACAATCGCAGCAGGATCGTCGAAAATTAATGGAGCATTGTTGATCTGACAAAACTTTTCAATCGGTATCTTCTCCGTGATTTCATCTTCTTCGAAGAAAATTTGCTCGTCTTGTACATTTTCTCCCGTTTTATCAGACGTTCTTTCGCTTTCTATTTTAGAATAACGCATATGAACCTCCAATAAGATACAAGAAATTGCCTATTTTTAAGGGCTATTTCTTATAATATAGAGTGCGTCCGACAGTCTTTTAATATGATCAATCAACATTTTTTCTTCGAATGGCATGATATAAAAGATATTTAACGTACTCTTTTTAAACTTTTTCTTGTTGGAGTTATAATCAACAGATAAATCGAATGCCCTCTGTATTGTAACTATTGGTGGCTTTTCATCGCCTATATTATGGGCTCCATATATACCTGGATAATATTTAATATCATTAGCATCAATATATTGTTTATGAATCTCAATAACTCTATATAGAAAATTATCTTTTCTATATTTAGAGAAAACATAATCTCCAACCTTTAAAGATCTATTCCAGTCTTTCATACCATACCCAAAAATTCATCTTCAGAAATTAATACTGTTCCCATTTTTCTTGCCGCGACAGCCTTGGAACTCGTGCTATTCGGATCTGCAATGACAAGATACGTAAGACCTTTACCAACAGATGATTTAACATCAGCACCCGCATCTGCTGCCATCTTCTCAAGAACGGGTCGCTTATTCTTCATTGCGCCAGTAAAACAAACAGATGAACCGCTCATCTTGCCAACAATCTTTGCCTTTATCTTAACTCCATTATCAAGTAAAGCAAGAATTACTTTTTGATTCTGCTTTAAACCATTAGCAAGAGAAACCGCTTTGTTCGGACCAACACCAGGCACCATCTCAAATTCAGCAGCTCCGAGTTGCCCAAACTTTTCAAGCGTATCACATCCCGCACTCATAATTTGTCGAATAGTTGTTGATCCAATCATTGGAAATGATAACGCCCCAAGAAAAATATCTAAAGTTATTTCACTATTCTTCCAAAGACTTTCAAAACAATTTTGAGCAGATTTCTTACCCATTCGGTCAATAGACGCAAGGTCATCAACGGTTAAAGTATATAAGTCTGCAACAGTTGTCACCTTACCAGCTTCTACTAATTTTTCAATTAAAGTATCTCCCCACTCAAGAATGTTAAGATCACTAACCCAATTCTTAATCCTACCAACAACTTGAGCAGGACACTTGTCTGTGTTAGTACAGATAAGATTTTCTCCGCTCATTACTAAAATTCCGCCACAAGACGGACAATTTGTTGGAGGTTCAGCGACTTTACCCGTCCCCTTAACTAATTCTTCAATCCTTGGAATAACATCATTGGCTCTTGCTACAAGTACCGTCGCGCCAATATCTAACCCTAAGTCTTCAATATAAGACATGTTATAGATGCTAGCTCGGGTAATTGTCGCCCCAACTAAAGATACAGGATCAACAACTGCAACTGGTGTTACGCGCCCACTATTGCCGACTTGCCATATAATATCTCGAATAATTGACTCGCGCGTCTCATTATCAAACTTAAATGCAATTGCTCCAAGAGGTCGCATATCTTTGTCTCCAAGAGACATTTGCTTAGCCATATCGTTGATATGAATAACTAATCCGTCAATATCATAGTCAAGCTTATCTCGATCAACATCTTGATAATTTCTCCAATGAAGATTGACCTCGCCCGCAGTATTGAATGTCCAATAATCTGGAATAATAACTCCTAATAACTTAAGCCATTCAAACTGTGCAACTTCTGTTTTGAAATCTACATCACACAATGCCTGATAAAACATAATTGAAAGATGTTCGGAACCGACACCATCTAATCTTTTAGATACACCAGAAGCCGCGTTACGAGGATTGGCTTTATCAGAAAAATACTTCTTGTGTTTTGATTTTAGCATAATAATCTCGCCACGAAGTGATCCGTTGAATGGAATTTGCAAGTACGACTTAACACCATCCATTTTTTTTACATTGACTGTAATATCTTCCCCAACGTCACCATCACCACGAGTAATGGCTTGAAGCAGCACACCATTCTCATAAATTAATTCAATTGATAGACCATCAAGCTTTTGGGTTACAAAAAGTTTTTCTGATGAAGCAGTATCATCTGCCCACTTAGAAAACTCCGTAGGCGTATTAATTTTATTTAAAGAGCCCATAGGAATTTGATGTTTTGCTTTTGCCCAAGCAGAAGCAACCGGCGCGCCAACCGCTGTTAGAGCTTTATTGGTTGAATCTAATAAGCGCAACTCATCACACCAAGCATCATACACTTTATCTGATACTTTGGCTTGACCATTATAGTAATCAATTCGCGCCTGATTAATCTGAATAACTAAATCTTGAATACGAGAATTTATCATAGCTTCCTTACAAAATCTCCTCTTATAGAGAATATAAGTCTCCTAGGATGGCTTGTCAAGCCCCTCTTATTTTTAAAATAACTCGCAAATTATTTAGTTTTGCGAAGTCTTGGTTTCTTTTGTTTTACGCAATAGAATGGAGGCGCAACCGCTGAACTAAACTCACTTGCGGCTTTTAATGCTATAATAATTCTAATTTCAGCGCTTTTGCCGCCCGTAGAATATAAAGATCCTAATGCAAGATCTGTTCCGCAGCCTATAGCATAATATGGAGTTGAAGGAAGTCCAACCTGAAAATCAGTGTCAACTACATATAAAACACCTTTATATCCTACTAAAAAAGCGCCTCCATCAACATCATCAGTTTTATCAAAGGAATACCCATTCATACTAAAACAATTTCTTACATTATCAATAAAAGCAGTTGACATATACTCCAAATCATCTTCTACTTCTTGTGTGGGCGGTATGAATTTATAATGAAGCAATTGTCCCATACGAAAAGAATTTGTAAATCCCATAATGAAAGGACCATTTTGGAAAACTTTTTTATCCTCTCTAATACAAACACTTGTACCAGATGAGGCTGCGCTATCTCCGCCAATATAAACAGTCCCCCTATCAACTAATCCAACAATACAAGTTAAATTCTTCATACTACACCTAACTATGTTATTACCTATAATAGCACTATATCATTCAACTCTCTCATTATAGTTTTTTCTCTAAAGGCAAATATAATCCATATTTTATTTCATTCAATACTCTGTCAACAGGCGCATTAAAATAAATTAATATTTCCTTAATAAAATTATAATATGGATATACTTGTCCACGTTTATTAGTTAATGTTATAAATGCATGAATAGGATCAAGTCCTTTACTTAACATATAGGCATATACAATACTTGGGGATCTACTTACTCCAGCAAAACAATGCACATATACGTTGCCTTTAGATATATTATTATCAATAAGCAATAAAGCTTCTGGTAAAATATTACAAATACAGTTTCTAGATCCGTCATCAATAGACAGCGTTTTGTGTGCGATGCCTATTAAATTAAGATTTGGTAACAATATTTTTTCAATAGAACCAAATTTAGTTTTCTTATTTTTACCAAGTTTAAATTCGGAACCAACAGATAGACATGCAGAAAATCCTTTAGAAGTACCATCTTTTATATCTTGAACTTCTGCAAAGCTTCCTAAATATAAATTATCAATTATTTCTTCCATTAAATCAACTTTTCAATATAGCTTCTATCCTCAGAGAAGATAGGTATTATATTATCAACAATCCATTCTGATCGTTCAGCAGTAAATTCTATACCCGTAGTTGGCTGAATTCCTGTTTTAACCTTCTTGGTCTTTACTATACAACGACCTCTTTTATCAGAAGGAGGACAATAATTCCAATTAATTCCCTTCTGAAAACAAAGTTCTTGTAACTGCGAAGTATTTTTATTATTACAATCTTCGTGTTTATAAAGAGATCTCGCTAACATTTGAACAGAATTTCTAGTAGCATCTTGCTGTCTCCAAATGAAATAATTGCATACTTCTTCTTTTGGTAGAACAAACACTCGACTATCAAATGTTGCTATCTCCACAGGTCCACCAAAAATTCTTCCTGACAAACTGGTGAAGACAGCAGATGCCATTCCTGCTGAAACACTAGTCATCTTCTGTACTTGATTATCAAACCAAGAAGATGCCTTTAATGTTTGATAATTATTCAAAAGCAAAGATATTTCGTCAGATTGAACATATGCTATTTGACAATTTTGAATATTTCTACATAGGTATTCAGCCGTTTGGTTCATGCAGTAAATAACATTTTCATCTACGGGCTTCTTACAATTTTTGGTGTAAGTATGAAAATGACATCCATCAATTCGAATAATAATAGGCATACGAATAGGTAGTTTAATCCTGTATGCGCTCTCATAACTCTTCATTCGATCGCCAAGCGAGTCTTTAGTATTCATTGTCAACTCCACTTAATTTCTGAATCAATAGATGCACAATTTAAAAATAAGAACTTCTTTAATCTGTCATCATCTTCCAAAAGATAATCTAAATATAATTCGCCTTCTGTATCATCATCTTCATTATATGAATAACAATAGGCATTCATAATTTTAGGCATGAAAAATGCATTTGGTGGATTACTATCAACCGTAGTTAACCTAATATTATATGTAATTCCCTTGGCGCCAGTATGTTCTAGAACGACTTTTTCGAATCGTTCTTTTAATTCATTATCACCATAAACGGTGAAATATGTAGCTATTAAATTCATTTTACTTTGAGTACCACTGACTGAAAATGAAGTTCCGGTAAAATCTTCGCCGGTAATAACAATCATTCCTTCTTCATTTGGCTCAAAAGATTCTAAATCATCATCTGAATTATTAAAATTCAAAGTAATACTATGGCTGCTCGAACTATTAGTTTCAAAAACATTTTTTCTAATATTAATCATGACCAAGTCTCTCCTGCTTCTATCATATTTCCTTTTCCAAAAATAAACTTTGCAATACGTTTTTTGCTTTTTAATATATCAGCAAAGCAAAACTCATTATCATCAGCATCATAGTAATAAGTATCTTCGATATCAGGACAATAAAATGTATTTGCGGGTTTTCCATCGAGTTGTTTATAAAATCTAATATCATAAGATATTGTTTGAGCGCCAGTATGTTTCTTAAGAACCTCTTCAAATCGTTCTCTAAGCTTTTCATCACCATGAACTTGTGCATATGTTGCAACTAATGCCGCTTTTGATTGAGCCCCAGCTATTTCAAATTCAATACCAGTAAAATCCTCGCCAACAATTAAAAGTTCACCATTCTTATCTGGAGGTAAAGTATCCATTAACTCTCCGTCATTAAATGTTAATGAAATACTGTGTGTGCTAGAACTATTTGTTTCAAATATACTTTTTCGAATATTAATCATGATTGCCTTCCATATTTTTTGTAAAAATCTAATAAAAATTGACCACAACTAGCGCCAACATCGCTACCAGGTGGTTCGTAATATTCATTCTCTATACCATTATCTGTTAGAATTTTTCTAAATTCCTCAACTCTATGAGAGTTTTTAAGGCTAACAGATTCTTTTTCGCTCAACTTTAATATCTTTACGTTAAACCCAGTTCCCTTTAATAATTCTGATAAATCTTTAGCGTCTTGGTCCGTATCATTAAGAAGGTCCATTAATGAATAATGAATCTCTACATCGTTTTTTGTTTCGTCTTTATACATCTTTAGAAGCTCTATTCCTTCAGTGCTTGGAATAGCGGCAGGCATTAAACGCTTTCGTAAAGAAAGATCTGTTGTATGTAATGAATAATGAAACTTCACTAATTGATGCAAATTATTTTTGATAATCAAATCTTTAAACTTAATGAAACTATGTCTAGATGGAATTAACGAAGCTACAGCAAAGCGTATCAAATTGTAATCATCACAAAAATATACACTAGACAAAGAAGACATTGTCTTAGCAGTTTTTTCAGGATTTAGTAACGGTTCGCCACATCCCATAAAAGAAATCAAAAGAATTTCATTGTCATCATGAAATGTAATGACAGAATACTTAATACCATCAATCATTTCATCTGGTCGCAAATTTCTTACTGGAAGGTCTAATCCAGTTAAAAAACAGAATTTACAACCAAGATTGCATGCAGTTTGCGTTGGAACCACTACAATATCTTTTCCATCGCCCTTATTAAGGTAAGAAAATTCAAGTACATCCTCTTGAGATAAGAATACTTGTTTAACCGTTCTATCTTTTTTTGATCGTAATGTTTCTACTAATTTCATATAACCTCAATAAGGAAAGAAAAATTCTTTGTACAATATGAATTGGTCATTTCTAACTTTCTTTTACTGGCAGGCACTGGATCGATAACAGATTTCGTTTCTGCGTTCCAAATCACTGCGTGTCTTGAATGTTCAAAAAAGATATCATCTGGGCTCTCTCCGTAATCAACAACTACCATAACATTTCTTTTTGATTTACGCATATCTTTTTTATCAAAAGATAATCGATAACTTACTCCTAAAGAAGAAAGAATACGTAAAATTTTTTCAAATGATAGCCCAGAATATTCTATATGTTTTTTATGCTTACCATATATAGTTTTAAACAAACTACTATAACTAATACCTGTCAACATGGATAAACATGCAACAACACATCCATTATTATGACGCTGATGAACTATCCTCATAGACCTCTATCTCAATCTCATTATCGGGAATCCATCCCTCCCAAGCGTTAGACCAAATATTATCTTGAAACTTATTTATTCTAAAATAGGTCATTGGTTCGCCCGGTACAAATCCATCTCCCTTTAATGTCTCATTAATTTTATGATTTAATACTTCTATTCTAATTTCATCATTCTTAAATCTAAAAAATCGTTCTTTGGTTCGCTTTGAAGCGTTATCCATATCAATATATACAATAACATATTGTTTCTCAGACATCTTACTTTAAAACCTGAAGTCGTTTAATTACTCGTGGCACATTGCTTTTTCTCATTGGGACTAAACCAATAACTGTTTCAGAACCTGGTTCAACCTCAGTTAATCCTGCATCCACTACAGTAACCCTATTTGATTCTCTAATTTGATCTTTAATCTTTACCCATTCTTTATCATCTGCTTTTAGAACGACTTTTCGGAAAGAGCCGTCTAACCATTCTTGAAATAACTCAAAAGTCTCTCTAGAAAATGGAGGCAATCTATTATCTGATGACATATCTAATAAAATGAAATCAAACTGTTTAAGAAGTAACATTTGCGATGCATGAGCACATTGTGCGGCAGTTTTGCCGACACTCATATTTAAAGATTCCCTAACGATTAAATACATAACAATAGGGTCTTCTTGATTGGCTCTTGCAGCTACAGCTTCTGGAGAATTATGATCTGTCATACTTGACAATTTAACCACTATTCGGCTACCGTCAACCCCCAAGTATTTTTTAAAAAACGCTCCATTGGCAGTTTACAGCAAATCGTGTTAGAATAGATCGTACCAAACTTCCCAACCATGAGCACGTATTAATGCTACATAAGCCTCTCCAGCTACAGTTATCTTGTCAACCTCAATTTCTCCGTCAGTTGGTCTACTACTAAGATTTACAACAAATGCTGCCAAAATTTTATCATTTTCCGTGTCTGGCAAACCACTTGCATCGCTATTAAAATATGTTAATGATAATGGCATTGCAGTTCCATTAAATGAAGTAAAGCCACCAACATAATAAGTAGGTGGGGGAGTTGTATAATAAGATCTATTCAATGAACAATCAAAGTAAGCCAATTTATTAAGATTGTCAAGAGACGGTATTGCGCCAGTTAAATAATTCCGACTACAATCAAAATATTCTAAATCAATATTGGCGCTTAAATCTGGTATCGAACCAGTAAGCCCTTCGTAAGCTGAATGATCAAGACCAGTGTCATTCTTATTATTACAGCAATCAAAATACTTCAACTTAACATTATTTGTTAATGATGGTATTGAACCTGAATGCAAGTTGTAACTACAATCAAAATATTCTAAATCAATATTATTGCTTAATGATGAGATTGGACCACCAAGAGTTCCTTTAAAATATATATACGGGTTCTGACTGCTTATTACATATGTAACTAGCTTAACATTATAATCTAATGAATGCATTGTTCCGACAAAAGGACATCGACGAGCATACCAAGTTTCTAAATTAACTAAATGGTCTATAGATGGTAAAGAACTTATATGTGAATACTCACAATAAAAATGTTTTATATTTGGATTAATATAGTTCAATGTATCTGCACTAGTATCACCACAATTAAAATATTCTATCTGATTATTGTTGGTCATATCTGGAACTGCCCCTACAAGTTGACCATTTTTTGAGCAGTTAAAGTGAACAAGATTAGAATTATTATCTATAGATGGTATATAGCCGTCAAAAAGATTATTGCTAACATCAAAATAAATAAGATTGGTGTTATTATCAAGAGATGGTATTTGTCCCGTCATTTCATCGTTCGAATTATCTTTATAACACACAAAATGCGTTAAATTAGTAAGCATATCCAATGAAGGTATAGACCCGGTTATATCAGTATGACCAATATCAAAATAAGTTAAATTAACGTTATTGTCTAATGATGATAATGTTCCGTAAATACCAGCACCACGAATGTCAAAATAATACAAATCAGTATTCAAAAGTGATGGAATACTTCCGGTATAGTTTTGGTGTCCTAATCCATAGGCTGGCTGATAGCCATCAAAATAATTAAGCTTAGTTACATCTTCAATGCCAATAAGCGTCGTTCTCTGTAGCCCGTTAGGATAAGTATGTGTAATAACTTCTTGTGCTCCCGTTGCGGTATGTTTATCTATATAACCATCATCCCAATCAATAAAATATTCAGTGCCACTAACAAGTTGTGTTGTAAATTGTGCCGTAAGTATAGAATCATTAGTATCTCTAATGAAGGTTGCCCAAGTTGGATGTGCTGGGGCAGTATTAGTTAATACATCCCATCCATAAGATTGGATTGCTGCCTTATTTTCTTCACCAATATAATTAGGTCCAGCACTAGAACCTCCAGACAAATTTATGTATCCATATATTGGGCGGGCAATAATATTCGTTAAAAACTCCACCAATACTTGATCTACAGAAGATTGATCAAGCGCGTTATTATAAGCATTATAACTCCATAATGATAATGCCATTACAGAAGGATCACAACTAGTTAAAGAATTATCACTACAATCAAAAATTGCCAAAGAATTTGCGCCAGTTAACGACCCTACATACCCATCTAAAGAGTTTGAATTACAATAAAACTCTTCTAGTAATATATTATTTAATAAAGATGGCGTTGAACCTATTAAACTATTATAAGAACAATCAAAATAACTTAGTACAGGATTAGAATCAAATACCGGAATATATCCATCTAAACTATTATAAGAACAATCAAAAATACTAAGAGATATATTATTATCTAATAATGGTATGGTTCCAGTTAAAGATCCGTGTGAACAGTTAAAATATTCTAGAGCTATATTATTGTCCAATGAAGGGATTGTTCCAGTTATAGAACTATTATATGACGAATCAAAATGAATCAATGCAGTATTGTTATTAAATGATGTTAAGAATGTATCAAGATTATTATCTGAACAATCAAAATATTCTAATACAGGATTGTTATTTATTGTTGAAATTGCGCCAGTAATACTATTATGACTACAATCAAACGTAACTAGAACTGCATTTGTTGTAAACGCTGGCATAACACCAGTTAATGAATTTGTATTGCAATTAAAAGTAATTAAAGCGGTATTCACTGCTAAACTTGGTATTGCCCCAGATAAACTATTATCATAACATACAAACTCTTCTAATAAGATGTTTGATGTAAGATCAGGAATAGTTCCGGTTAATGAATTTCTATCACATACAAATGATTCTAAATCAGTATTTGCAGAAATAGACGGAATTGTGCTGGTTACACTATTATCAGATATAGAATATCTAATTAAATTAATAGCTGGCGCTAATGATGTAATCGTTCCGGCAAATGTATTGTCGTATCCATCAAAAGCAAATAATGCCAAAGGATGATCTACCGAGATAGCAACGACATGTGAACCCGCTGCACCATATGTATAGGATACACTCTGGTTTGATCCGGTTCCAACATAAGTAATAGATGTTAGGTCTCCCCAATCTATTGTAAAATGAATTCCTGGATATATAATAAAATCTAAAGCTATATCAATGGATGTAGTTGTAAATCCAAACTCATAAGCATTAGCATCTACAATAACTGTCCAACCATGATCTTCTATCGTATACTTATCTAATAAACCTAAAATAGATGGCGGCTCATTATTTAATAAATTAATTGTTCCACCAGTAGGTCTAGAAGAAAGATTATTAATAAAATCAGATAAGACTTGATCTATATCTGATTCTGATAGTAAGTTATCATTGGCATAAAATTCCACTAATGTAATTGGCAATATAGAGGCAGTATATGATGTAAGCTGGTTTGTGCCACAAGAAAATGATATTAACGAAGTATTATTAGTTAATAAGGGTATTGTTCCGGTTAATAAGTTATCGCTACAATCAAAATATTGAAGCGAAGTATGCGTACCTAATGAAGGAATTGAGCCTGTTTGTCTATTTATATTAGATCCAAATGCATATAAAGCTGTAAAATCACTTAAAGTAAGTATACTTCCTGTAATATTGTTGTTTCCATAAGAGAAGTATGCAAGATCTGCAGCAGCTTCAATGCCCACAGTTATTGTATATGTACCACTTGTAGCATATGTGTGAGTAACAGTTTGCGGACTTAAATAATTAATTCCGCCGCCATTATAAGCAGCAACGCTTCCATCGCCCCAATTAACATAAAAAGTAGAACCTAACACAACATTAAACTTTAATGTATGTGATAAACTTGATGCGTTATCAGTAACAATGCTAAAATTATATACAGTAACATTCGTTAATACTGTCCAACCATAATCAATAATGGTTTGTTTGTCTATTAAACCAAACATTGATGGCGCCGCATTACCAGTTCCATCCAATAATATTGTTCCAAGAGTTGGTCTAGACGATAAATTAGTAATAAAATTACTTAAAATCTGATCTATATTGGCTTTTGTTAATAAATTATCATCAGCGCTGAAATAAATACAAGTTA